TGTCACCCCTCGAGATCTGCCGGATCTCCAACGGACCGAACCACACCGCCAACAAACCGGCGCACGACTCGACCGGTGGTTCACCGTGACCGACATACCGTCGGGCCGGTAGATCCCGACCGGTGACGTGCGGGTCCAGCAGCGACTCGCATTCGGTGAGTAGATCCAACCCGAGTTCGTACAGGTTCACGACGACACCAACGCAGTTGAGGCGTCCAGTTCTAATGTCCACGATCCGCCGTCGATCGTCTTATCCCACCAGCCGAGCGACCGACTGTTCACGTTGCCGGGATGATTCACAGCCATGAACCGGTACTCACCGGGACCATTCGGTCCGTTCTCCCACCAGAACCGCAACGGGTACCGGCCACGGGACCGGATGATGTGCGGCGGTTGCAGGTTGTTTGAGTAGAACGCTTGCGGAGCCGAATACCCAATGTCCGCCGAGATCACCGCACCACGAACCTCAGTCGGTGTACGGAAGAACGTATCCCGCAAACGTGGACCGAACGACGGGCGACCCAAGTAATCCGGCTCACCAACCGGAACCACCTCGTCCACCCGTTGCCGCATACCGTCCACGGCATCGTCGAAGATCGCCACGGCACGCGCCTCAACAGCAGCCACCAACCCGGACACGTCAGCCATAACGCACCGGGCGAGGAACATCCGGCGAAGCGATCCGGGCACGGGACCGACGCCGGTTCGGGTTCACCGCCTTTATGTAGGTGTCCACGATCGGCAAACCGATCATTCCATCCATAATGAGATCCAACGGGTCGAACAACACCTGAGACACACCCTGCCGACTAATCGACTGAGTACGGGCAGGCAACGCGCACTCCAACCCGGCACACGACTTCGCCAGTTCACAGGCGTAGATCGCACAGATCAGTTTCGCCTCGTCCGGTGGATCGACCCCATAGTCGAACGTCACCGACCAGGTTCCCGGATCGCCGTCCGGTTTCCACCAGTCCTGACGGCAAGGCCACGACCCGCCGTCCTGACGCACCAACCACCGTCGTTCGTCCACCCGATACGCCGACGGATCCAACGCCACACCGTCGAACTCAACAGACGACACCGAGATCACCGGATACAAACCCAACGCCACCCGACGCCGGTTCGCCAAGTCCTCACGGTCGGAGAACTCGTACCACCCCCACGACTCATTCCAACCGGGAGGCACCGACTGGAACAACCGGTCCGACGTAACTCGAGGATCGGGCGGCGGCGGATCGGTTCGTGGACGGGCAGCGGGACGAACAGTCGCCTCGCACACACCCTGCCACTTCCGACCCGTCATCTCGAACAGGACCGACGACGCCAACTGTGCGGCGGCGGTCGCCTGGTCAGGCGTGATCGACTCGTTCAGGACACACGACGGGCACAGGGCATCGTCACCGATAATGTCCTCAGCGGTGATCCACGGGGCGCAGAGAGCCACGATCAGACCATCGGATCAGGACTCAACTTCGATGTAGCCGCATTGGGCCTCGGGCAGTTCGTCATCCACGAACCAACCCATCGAAGTCGTGATCCCACCGTCGGCCACAACCGCAGTCGGGAAGTCACCGAACGGACCCGCGGCGGGCATGTCGTCGTTGTCCTGACCGTAACCGGTCACAGGGATACGCAGAATGTCGTTCTGCAACGTCATCTGTCCCAACTGGACCCGCACGAACGGGAAGAACCAACGCCAATACACCACGTCCGAGGCGGATCCACCGATCAGCGAAGCGTTCGCCTGCTGGTTTCCGTTCCACGCCTTCGTCCACAGTTCCATTGCGAACCCGGTCTGGCACACATCCGTCGAGGACGGCAACGCACCACCGATCGTGACCTCTTCAACGTCGTCGTAGAACGTGGACGACCCGGTCAGCAACCCAACCAGTTCGGAATCCAACTGTGAGAACTCGGCGTCGATCGCAACACGCTTCACCTTGTCGCAGTCCTTGAACTGCTGAGCGATGTTCCCACAACCGTTCTTCAACTCGAAGTCGTCGCCCTGAGACAGTTCGACGGTGAGGTTCGCTTGGATGATGGCATCCGAAACGTAACCGGAGGTCGGGCCGGGATCAGGCGTGCCACCAGCGGTGAGCTTGGCGACACGGATTCGGCAAACCTGGAGAGAACCGAGGCAGATAGACATTAGGACTCCTTACGAACCCGATGGACATTCGGTGGAACAGGTATCTACTTCAATGGCGAGATGGGCGCACCCTGACCAGTAAGCGGCCACGATCCGTTCGGCACGCCACTCAATAAGGTTGGTGTCACGATCCAACGCCGCCGAGAACGCACCCGGATCGGGCAGCACCCGAACCTGACCGTCACGACGAACCTTCACCTGGTCGGTGGCGTACACAAACGCCGTGGTATCGGTGCGGGCCTCACCGTCAGGACCGACACCGGTGTAACCGGAATCAGCGACGACGATGTTGTCGAACGCGTCGAGTAGCAACGCACCTTCACGACGGACAGCGCCGGCGAGATACCACAACCCGGCAACATCTCGAGGTGCGTGGATCATGCCACGACCCGGAATCGCTTCGGCCAACGCCGCTTGGAGGACACCCAACCCGTTCACGGCAGGCCACACACCGGGCAACACATCGGCGTCCGACGAGGCGAGGTAAGCGTTCGGGAACCCGGCAGCCTGAGCGACGTTTCCCTCCCACAGTTCCTGTGCGAGCAACGCCGACTCGGCGGCGACGTATGCGGCTGCGGCACGACCGGCGAAGTCCCGTGACCCGAACGTCGCAGCGGAACAGGAATCCCCGTACCACGCAACGAACGGATGGTATTCCACCAGTCGTGATTCACCGTCGAACGCCTTCGACCCGTAGTCCTCGGCACCGTCGGCGTCACAAGCGGTGAAGTAACCGCCCTGAGTACCACAGGCGAACGGATCGAACGCAAGTCCGGCAGTCCACCGGGCGTCGTCGGAGATCTCTTCGGCAGAGGCAAGCAGTCCGACCCTCGGCGGTGTTAGCGCCGGAGGGTCTACGACTGCGAACGATAGATCAGGCACGATTATCCCGTGACCAGGTCAGCTCAGGATCCGCAAGCGACGGCGTCGTCGATGCCGTTCGCTGACGTTCCGTCAGGGCAAACCGTGGACGTGATCCACAGGGCCTCAACACCGCGGGCGGCGACACCCTCGAACGTTTCCACGAAGTTCTCAAAGTCGTTCGTTGCGTTCAGGGTGGAGTCACGGACGATGCCGAGGTCCAGCGTGCCGCCATCGAGGAACAGGAAGTGCCCCTCGTCGAACAAACCCCATTGGACCTGACCGGGCCATGCGGACAGAGCGCCGGCACCCTGAGCGCCGAACACCTGTGACGTACCGGTGGACGGAGTGTCGTCGTACAGCGTGACGTTCACACCGGCGACGGCCAGACCGTCACGGAACACCCGCTCACCTTCAGACACGAACACGGCGTCCGACTGGAGGCCACGAACGAGGTCCACGTCACCGAGGGTCGTGATCCACCGAGGAACCATCGCACGAAGCACAACGTTCGGGGCACGGTGACGACTGCGGTACGCAGCGGCGGCACGCTTGATCGCCTCGATAATGTCACGGGAAGCGCCGAAGCTCTGACCCACGGTGACAGCGGTGGAAGCGGTCTTGATCTGATCCAGCATCCGGGTTTCCGCAATGCGGGCATGTGCGGCGAGCGCCAGGTCGTTGTATTGGGTGACGCTCTCAGGGAACGCACGGGCACCGAAGTTCCCGACCCGGAGGCGCTTCACGATCGCAGCGGTGAGGTACTCGGTGAACTCGGGGCACGGGATGACCTGCACACCCTTCGTGTCACCGTCGGGGTCCTCGTCGGTTGCGTTGGTCCACACCGACACCGCGGCGTCAGGATCCGAAGCGTCGAGCGACGTGGTCACGTCGGCAAGCGTCGGAGGCGTGGCCACCCGCAGACCGCCGCGGGTTGCCTGGAACGACGGCAGGGAGTCACGCACCGGGCGTGCCGTGCCGGAGATCTGAGCCAACCCGTAATCCACCTCGGTCGGGGCGCACCAGCCGCCCGAAGCGACGATCGAACCCGACCACGAGGCGGGGTCCTGACCTGCGGCAACGACCGAGTCGATGCGGGCCTCCACCGTGTCGCCGTCCATCTCTGACAGGACACGATCCGACGGGTAGTCGGCGGTGATCCGGGCGACACGAACACGGTTGCCGTACACACCAGCGGCACCCGAGTTCCACACCTCGGCGGTTTCCTTAGCGACCTCTGCCATGTCTGCGAGAGGGCCACTCTGACCAGCGATTCGGAATGACTTCATTGTCTCCACCTTCCGGGGACGAGTACGGGCGGGAGCCGCCTTAGCGATCGACTCCAACGGCGGGGCAGCAGCGGCAACAGGTTCCGCGGCGTCCTCGAGGATCTCTTCGGCCTCAGCGACCACGTCCACCAGTTCGGCGTCGGTCGGTTCGGTCACCACGTCCTCGTCGGACTCTTCGCCGGCAACGTCGTCGTCGGTCTGAACCTCATCGACCACCTCGGCGTCAGCGACCGGGGCGAGGCGTGCCTCGAGGTCAGCGATCGCAGCCGCTGTCTCTTCGGCGGCACGGATCCGGTCCGCAGCGACACCGTCCACCTGCTCCACAAGGGCGACGATCTGACCGAGCGTCTCAACGTCGGTCGCTTCGACACCGTCGATCTCGCCGGTGCGGACCTGGTCGAACATGGTGGTTAGTTCTTCCCGAACCTCTGCGAGTTCGGTGTCTGACATTGTGTCGCCTTCGAGGGCGGTGATGATCTCGGAGATCCGGTCCATTGTGAATCCTCATGGGACGGTCCGTCCTGTTGCGGACGGAAACGAACGAACGTTGCAAGCGGGACCGGCTGGGCGAGTCCTGAACCTTCACGCCTACGGGGTGACGGTTGCTCTGCGCTGAGGATAGGTGCCCGCAACATGGTCCGCAATAGAACTCGCGAACTGGTTCTAGGACGGTTCTAGGACGGTTCCTTATTGACCCCCGCAAACTGCTGGGGAGCCTCCCCCGCAAACTGCCTACCACCCTCCCCCGCAAGTTGCCTACCACCCTCCCCCGCAAACTGCGGAGTAGGTCAGACAACAGGAAACGCCACGGACCGAAACCCGTGGCGCACCCTGACCTCCCGAATGTTGTCCGTGTTTCGGACAGCGTCACCGGTCCCGCTTGTCCCTCCGTCGCCGGATCCTCGATGGATCGACCGAATGAATCTGACGGGTTCCCCGATGATCGAACGTGACCTGAACATCCAACGGTCGGTCCGGTCGTGACAGGATCCGATGCACCCGGTAGGTGGCACCCTTCGACTTCGGCCACCCGGCCACCCACACCGACTCACCAACGGTGAACGTCCCGTGATCCAACCGGACCTCGGAGAGATAGGTCAGATGGTCCGGTAATGGAACGGTGCCACCGGTCGGCACCACCACCGCCACCACATCGTCGGCGGGACCGTGATCCGGTTCGTCGTTCGGTTCGGGTTCAGGACTGGTCGTCGTCACCTCGGACGGTTCGGTCAGGATCAGCGCCCGGACACTCGGCGGATGCCACCGACCACCTCGAGCGGTCGGGATACCGGCCTCCGTGAACCGTGCGGCGATCGCTGCGAACGACAACCCTTCGGTTCGTAACCTGATCGCTTCGGCCCGTGTGTCTGATCTCGTCATGGTGTCCACGGTTCCTCCCGTCACAACACGATCCGAAACGTCGGACCGGTCGGTGGTGTCTTGTCTACGATCGACAACGTGTGATCGGCCTCGGACCATCTCACCGTCCACGGTTCGGTCGCTTGTGCTTGGGCGAGTTGGAAGTGAAGTCGTTCGGCGGTCCGTTCGACTGCGTACCGTTGCCGGTAGGTCATGGTGTCGGTGAGTGTTGCGACGATCTCGTTGTGTTCCCGTGTGATCCGCTCTGCTTCGATCCGGTTCATCGTTGGGCCGCCTCGGTCTGACACAACGGGCACCACTCTTCAGTTGCTTTCAGCCACGGCAACAGTTGTCGTTTGTTCGTGTGCTGAAGCACTCCACATCCGAAGAAGTCGTGATCGCAATACAACGCGTGTTTGCCGCCGTCCTCAGGACAGTCGGCCAGATCGTAGAACGCTTGGATCTTTGTACTCATCTGCTCTGCTCCCTGTGTTGTGGTTGAGGACCCGTTCCCCAACAACCACCATCGTAGACCATAGGAAACACAAACACAACTACCGGCAGAAACCCAACAACCACAACGGAAACCCGGAACCGAGTCCACCAGGTCACTAAACCGGAACGTACCGCCCACACCTCGGACACACACCCAACACCACGTCACGAAACGACAACGACTGGTCACACCGCTCACACCGACCAACCGTCACCGTCGCCTCAACACGACGTTCTGAGTCACGACAACCGGACAACACCGAAACCGAATCAGGAAGAAACATGGAGGCGGAAACCTAGACCGCCGAACGTGGCATCACAACACACGAAGTCGATCCCAACCGGACTCACCAACCATGACCGTAAGCGTCCCCGACGCCGACATGCCACCGCCGCGGTCCTCCCACCATCGACTGCCACCGTCCATCGCTGGAGCTTGGAAGTGAACTCGAGGACCGTGATCCACGACGCTCAGATGGTGGTAATGACCCGTGAACAGGTAATCGGCGTCACCAACCGGCGACAACATGAACGCGTGATCCTTCCACCAGTTCTGTTGTTTCTGCTGCGGGGTCGAACCACGACCGGCAATGTGCCCATGATGAAACCCGACCCGCCAACCGGCAACGTCCAACAACACAGACAACCGGTCGTCCGGTATGTGGAACGACACATGCCCGAACGCCTCCGGGTTCGCTTGCAACACCTCCGCCACCTGTTCCACCACCGCCACGTCGTCGTTATCACCAGGTCCGGTGAACGCCTTGCCGTCCCGACGGTTCTCACCGTGATTACCGGCCACGGCAGACACCACCATCGGGACACCCAACCGAGACAACGAGATCACCGCGTCACGAAACAAACGACGCACCACCCGCAACTGCTGACGCCGATCCAGTTCAACGGTGAACGTCTGACCCGGATAATGCCCGTCGCAACCCTCGAGCAGATCACCCAAGCCGACAACAACGATCGACGCCGGCCTGACCTGTTTCGCATACGCAACCAACCGTGACACCGACTCCGAGATCCGTTGCACCGTCCCGACCGTCCCGTCGCCGTCCGCCTTACCGATCTGCCAGTCGGAGAAACACACCACGAGATGATCCGACGACACCCGTTTCGGTTCCGCAACCGGTTTCCACCGTCCGATCCCCCGCAACAACTCGTCCACGTCCACCAGCCGACCGACACGACGAACCAACCGTGCTTTGTATTGGAAACACCAGTCGCCGGACGGACTCTGCCACCGGTTCACCAACAACGACCCGTCCACGATCCGCCACAACTCGGGATCCATCCGCCAACCCTCGAGCAACGTGACCTCGTCCGGTTCAGTATCGAACACGGCAGACACCGCTTCCGCCTGGTCGGATCCCTCGGTCACCCTCGGTTCCCACCCGGTCGGGAACTGTGCCCGTCCACGACGGGACGCCTCAGGGTGGTTGTCGTGCTGGTTCGGTGGAATGAACTCAGACAGACCCGACACGATGCCCCCGAGCGGCGAACCATTGCGACAACGCCGACGCCGTCACCTGTTGGAACACAGGGTCCGTGTGGTCAGGGTCGCTATGTAACCAGTCCACCATGTCGTTCACAGAATGAGAACCGGACCGGCGAGCTTCCACCAACTGATCGAGTATGTCGGCAGGTAACCGATCGACTGAGGACACCCGACCACGACGCCGGGACGTTGGACGATCCGATAGGCGCATGAATCAGCCGATCCGTGCCGCCAACCTGTTCACCGCTTCATCGGACAAACCGAGGGCCTCCACGACCGCCTCCAAGCGCCGCAGACGGCGTTCTAACGCCGGGTCGGTGTCACCACACCCGCACCCGTCCGTAACGGTCCCTGCGGCAACGAGGGCGGTCTGAACACCGGACGCCGCCAAACCGGCCTGAACTCGAGGCACCGGGAAACCGGGCACGTTCACCGCCAACGCAGCAACCAGTTCGAGGTTCCCACCGATCGAACGCCAGTCACCCGACAACGACGCACCACGCAACTCACGAACGTCGGCCTCCGACACGGACGGACGCAAGGACCCGGCCACCCACACACCGAACTCGTCCTCACCCGCTGCCACGTCCGCCACCGCGTGACCGGTGTGTTCGTAATGGGCGATCGCCGCAGCCGCCGACACACCAGGTCGGGTCGAAGCGTGACCCGTCGCCATCGTCACCGACCCGCACGGAACATCCACCGAAGAACCGTCCGCAGACAACGTCCGAACGTAACCAGTCCGGTAATACGCATAACCGGACGGTGACCTCGGAGCGACCACACACACACCCTCAGGGCGACCCGTGTGGCAGGTATCCCACAACGCAAGATGACCGAAGATCCGTCCGTCGTCGTCCACCGTTAGCGGAGTTCCCGACTCGAAACCCGGATCGGTGAACCACTCAGTCGGAGGAACATCAGGAACAGACGCCGCAACCAACGCCGGAACAGACACGAGGCGTGGCGCAGGCTTCCACACATGCGCAGACGCCACCTCAACAACCCGAGCAGTTTCGATCGCTTGGAACACCACCACCGACACGGCACCGATCCGACCCTCCGTCAGATGGAGAATCCCGTCCTCGTCGTACTCGATGACCTCGTCCCCAACCTCCATTGACACACCAGTTAGGAACCCGTCCCGAATCTCGCCGGCGACCTCACGACCGAGATCCGTGTCTAGGTTCAGGGTGGCGAGCGCAACAATGATCGGACCACCATCCGAGTCGGCCACCCGATCCTCGAAGTTGTCCACCGTCAAACCCTCAGCCGACGACACACGGGCGAACACATCCAACCGTCCGACCCTCTGATCCGGGTCATGGTTCACCGTCAAAGACAACGGCGGTTCACGCCACGACAACCCGCCCACGTCAGCAACACGACCGTCGGCAGTTACCTCACCCTCCGTGGCAACAACCATAACGGCGCGGGTAGGAAGCTCACCGACCGGAACCTCTTCCTCCACGATCTCGTCCGACTCGTCGTCCGACACGTCCACAACACCCGGCATGTCGTCCATGTCGGTTACCTCTTCATCGTTAGGTTTGTCGCCCATGACGGACGCCTCCCGTTCCTGTTGGCGGACGGTACGTTCCGCCCACGCCTGCGCCCGTTCCGACACCTCCCGTGTCACACCACCGCCCCACAATAGGTGAGCGACCTGGCCTCGCGACGGAAAGTCCGGCGAGTCCGAATCCGGCGCACCGTCCAAGTCTGCCATGTGGCGAGCAAACCACGCCGCCATCCGAACCGGTTTGTTGTCCGGCACGTCGCCCTGTTCCGCCATCTGACGGGCCTCACGAACCGTCTGCGGAGTCACGTCACCGGACTTGCCGTCCGCATGGAAACGCAAACCTCGAGCAGCGTTCTCGCGCATGAACTCAGGCACCCTCGGCATCGTCGTCCTCCGTGTCGTCCTCGTCCACCTCACCGGACACAACCACCGCACGGAAGATGGGGCGTTCAACACACAAACACCCGTCATGGTCACCGGGATACAGGAACGGCGTCGCCGGCCAGTCATTCAGGTTCTCCAACGCCGGATCGTCAAACCCTGAGAACCGTTCACCGTCCAACTCGAAATGAGGCTCGAACGTGGCCCGTAACGCGTTGCCGTAATCCCACACGAACCCGACCTGAGCCAACCCGACCCGTGCCGCCGCCTCACGAACAGTCGCACCACCACCCACTAAACCCGACGAGGTCGGCTGGACCGACGGGGCAGCGGCAGGACCGGCACCGTCCACCACACCCGGTTCAGTACCGGCAGGGCGAACACCAACAGGCGACAACGGTGATTCACCCGGCGACGACGACGGACCAACCTCACCGCCACCAGCAGTCACCAACGTATCCCGAACCAACACACCCGGAACACGACTCGTCGGATCGAACTCACCGACAGCATCCACACCCCGACCCGGTCGCGGGTCGTACAACAACGAGGTCGCCAACGCCGTCAAACCGGCAGACAACACACCCCAACCAGCGATCCGGTCCTGTTCCTGTTTCAGTTCCAACGCTGCCAGTTCCGACTCACCCAACCCGAAACCGTCACGCAGATAGGTACGGATCCGTTTCTGCGCCAACCCGACGAGTGCCAGGTACTCGTCCTCGAGGTCGTCGCCCGTCCCGTCCAACAGATCCTCGTCGGTTAGACCGGCAGCGACGATGGCGTCACGCCCCAACAGGGACGGCAGATCGGTGTTACCAGTCTCGGCCAGCATCGGTTTCAGGTCCTGATTACGGGACACACGGGACCGCAACCGGGCACCGGCCCGTTCCAACGCACGACGCAACGACGCCGACGCCAACGCCTCCAACCGGTCCACCAACGCACGGTCGATCTTCCCGACCAGGTCACCGAACCGGTCGGCGTCAGGCGTTCCAGCCGCCACCACAGGTTCCGGTGGTGGACCCGTCACAACCTCGGACGGTTCGTCACCCGACCCGGACTCATCGACCACCACCTCGGCACCCTCGGCACCCTCAGTCTCACCGGCGGCGATCTGACCAGTAGCGACCCGCAACGACTCAACAACCGAGTCGATCTCACCCACCGCGACCGGAGCCAACGCCTGTGTACCCTGCGCCCGAGCGACCCGACGCCGGTACTCGTCCTCGTCCGGTGCGTCCTCGTCACCGAACCCAAGCGCCCGACGGTAAGACTCGTCAGAGATCACGAACGCCGTATGACCGTCCTTAGCGTTCTCTTTCCGGTCAGGGTGACCAACCAGGTCGGCGGCGTCGAACCCAACCACCAACCGTGGATCAGGCGTCAAACCCGACGCCGAGATCGTCGGCCACACCAAACCCTCAGTAAGCGCCGAACAGAACAGTTGCGCCGCTGGTGCCATGTGACACCGGAAACTCTGCTCGTCAATAAGCCACGCGTTCCAATGGTTCGTGTTCGAGATACCGGTCAGGACCTCGGGTGGCAGGTCCACACCGTTCGCTAACCGCACCAACAGTTCGGCACGCTGGGCGGCGGCGACCTCGTCCACCGACCGTGACGTTTCAATAAGTTTCACCTTGTCCACATCGGCAGGATCCAACGCCAACAGGTACGGAACCACCGCCGACGCCGAACCCGGATCGGAGATAGGTGTAATGAAGTGATCCACAAGGTCGGACATGGTTCGGTCCGCACGGGACGCACCATCCACACCCGACGAATCCAAGTCGTCAGGACCGCCCTCGAGTGCCGTGTCCGGGATCACAAGAATACCGGCAGGGATCCGTGACAGAGCAGACGCCCGCACGTTCTGAGACAACAACAACAACTCTTCGCAGACCGTAAGCACAGCCCGCATCGGTGCGTCCGCCTCATTAGCGAACCGTGGGTGAGGCTGCCACACCCGGATCACCACGTCCTGTTCAGGGTCTAACGACACGAACCGGTCCGGTGTGTCCCCGGCAGACTCACGAAGTTTCCAACGGGACTCGTGCCACACCACCTGCGAAACGGACAGGTAATCCCAACGTTCCCGACCGGTTTCAGGGTCGATCCGCCCGACCAGGTATCCCTCACCGGACACGAACAGGTTCACACCGAACGCACGCAGCAGCTCAGACACGGACCCGTCGGTGGAGTGAAGTCGGGCGATTACGGACTGAGCCAACAGGTACTGATCTCGAGGCAGTCCGGTTGGTGAATCTTCGGGGTCGATCGGGACAACCGGTTCGGACGCCGATTCACGCCACCCGACAAACAACCGCAAGCGGGACAAACTGTTGCCGTAATACCGGGCACCGTACCGGACCTCTCCGATCTGATCGAAGAATGTCCACGCCTGTTCCTGCCATGCCGGGATCGTTGTTTGTCGCGCATCGGGGCGTGGTGCGAGTTCGAGGACACGGGCGGATGCCGTCACCGCACGACGGGCGGGACGGTTGGGGCGTGACGTGGGAGCGGTGAAACGTGACGGCAACGGATCTCCTATCGGGAGGCGTGAACGGTCATTGTTTCACGCCGGAGGGTCACGGGAAACACTAGGGCACCTGGTCGGTAGTGAACTCGGCCCATGCTTCGGCCTCGTCAATGAGTGCTTGCGGGTCTAACCCGACAGCGTTGGCGGCGTCCTGCACAGTCACCACTTCGGTAACGGCGAGGAGCGTGGCGAGCGCACCTACAGAGTCCAGCGGCGGCGGTCCTGTTTCCGCAGTCTCGTACACCTCAACGATGTTGTTGTTCGGCTTGGTCGGGTCGTAACCGCCTAGACCATAAACAATGTGCCTCATGTTGTCCTCAAATGGATTACTGGACCGTTAAACTCGTCGTTCAGCGTTCCCGCTGTTGCGTAGGCCCCGCTCACACCGTTCTGATTCCACAAAGGGCGTGTCTGGCTTGTGTCAGAAATCCCGCGCACCAACGACGGTGCAACGAACCCGCTAGATGAAAGGAATGTGCTAGTCGTCGCCGCGCT